GCATGAAATCGTGCAAGCGGCTTTTCATCGCGCTGCGTAGCTGCCCCACAACTCAGCACTTTACGCACGGTCGAAAATACTTTGAAAAAATGCTTGCGCGCTTTCAAGTGCGGGCCTAGCTTGGCTCCAACGCAAGGCACCACGCCGAGCGACAAACCCGACAAACCCGACAAAATGAAACTCACGCAAGTAATCCAAAAACTGAAATCAGAAAAGGCCATCAGCGCAATTCGCTGGTATTTCAATTCATCCGCCGCCAAATTCGGAATTGGGAAAAGCGCAATCGGCATCTGGGCGATTGAAGTTTCCAAAACCAGAAACGAAGTCCGCGCACGGTTCGGAACGCCATCGCATTTGTCGCCGACGCCAAAACTTGCGCGCGGGCTAGCCTCTGCAATCAACGCCCTCGCCGCCTAATCCCTCACCACTTCCAGCCATGACATCCGACTCCCTTATCATCGCCGCCCTGATTGACGCCATGACCCGCCGCGAGGCAAACGGCGACCTCTACACCGCCCGCAACGTGCTCTCAGTGCTGCGCGGTGCCGCCGATATTCACGACCGGGCGCTTTCCATGAAAATCGGCGCGTATCTCGACGCATCCCGCGCCGCGCACATTGCGCTGATTTGCAAATGACACGCGGCGGCAAACGTCCCGGCAGTGGCCGCAAGCGCAAGCCGCGCCCCGTGGCGCTGTGTATGCGCCTCTCGCCGGAATTGCACGCCGCTTGGCTCGCGCGCAAGGGCACGACCAGCGGGCCGAAATTACTGAAACACCTACTCGAATTATGACGGAACCGAACAGCACTAAACACGTTGGCCTTTACGTTGACCGCGATGGCGGGATGGTTACTATTTTTCCAATGCAGCAGGGGCGCACGATAATTGGGGGCGAAGCCGAGGGAATCGCATGGGCGATTGCCAACGTGAAAATTCCAGACGCGCGACCGATTCGCGCCGATGAAATCGCAGTTGTGGCGTTGAAAATGAAAGATTTAAATGGCCGCTAAAAAGAAACCCGAAGCCGCGCCGGATGCCGTGCAAGAACTCGCCGCGCCTGCCGTGCTCAAACGGCTGCAAATGTCCGCTGCCAAGTTCGCCGCGCAGGAGGACGACGCGGAAGCGAGGCTTGACGCGCTCCGCTCGCTCTCGCCAAACGCCGCCGAGACGCAGGAAAACAAAGGCGCGATTGCCCGCGCTGAGTGCGACCTACTGAACGCGCGCGACAACTTCAACAAGACGGCCAAGGCGCTTTTGAATTATGACCGGGGAGTTGCCATCGAGCGCAAGGAGGGAGAAAAGGCAAGCATCGAAGAATGCCGCGAATGGATAAAGCACATTCTCGACTGCGTGCAAATCGCGCACCAAAAGTGCCGGATCACGATGGCGCAGGCCGCAGCAAAAGCGAACTCGCCGGAGGATTTTGTTGCTGCTACGGATGGCGCATTCAGTGCGGAGGTCAATAACGCGATTAGCTCCGCGCTGGAGGACGGTGTGTTGCCGAAGTTTATTGGCGCATGAGCACGCTACAATTCGCCGCTGATAGCATCGTTTTTGAGAAGCTGTCCCTCTACACCGGGCGCTTCAATATCGAGCACTACAAGCGGCTCCGCGCCCCGCTCGCTGCCAATGACGACATCCGCACGAAACGGCTCGTCATGCTCGCGGCGGCGGGCTGCATGAAAACCGTCGCGCTGCAAATTTGCATCGCGCACCACATCGCGCGTGTAGGTGGCGACTGCAAATTCTTCGCGCAGAATGACGACAAGGGCGACACATGGAGCCAAGATCGCGGGCAGCCTTTCATCCTCCCGATTCCAGAGTGCAGACGGCTGCTCAAAATGAGCATTACGGAACGCGGGCGAGTGACAAAATCGAAGTGGTATTTTCGGAATTGCACGTTCCACATTTCCGGCCCGTCAAAAGCGCAACGGCAGACCGACCAACTCCAAACCGTGTGGATTGACGAGGCGCATTTGCCGGATTCGTTTGAAGATGGCGCGCTGAAAGAAATCGAAGATCGCATTCAAAGCGCGGGCTGGCTTGGCAAGGCGGTCTATGGCACCACGGCACCGGACGACGGGCGCGAGATTGCACAGTTTTTCCTCGCCGGGCCGCAGAACGAATACCACTGGAAATGCCCCAAGTGCGCGAAGCTCATCTGGCCGTTGTGGAGGGAAGTGACTCCGACGCAAAAGCACGCGGTGGAGGTTTACGGGAAGGACGTTTTCCTTTGGGATGAGACACCGGACAAGAAGCCGATTGTCGAATCCATCCGCGCGCGTTGCCCGCACTGCGACACCATATTTCACGATACGACACAGGATCGTGAATCGCTGTGTGGTGATGACTACGTGCCGATGAACCCGAACCCGCAGCCGGGCACGGACTCCTATCGCTGGAACGTGTTTTCAGTGCCGGAGCTTGAATGGAAATCCACGCTGCAAAAATACGTTGAGGCCATCGAGTATGCCTTACTCGGCAACTTGGACGTGATGGAGAATTTCGTGAAGAAGCAGATTTGCGGAATCTGGACGCCGACTATGCCCACGCTCTGCGACGCCAAAGGCAATCGTGACTACCGGCTCGGCGACGTGTGGCAGCCGGGGGGTGAGACATTGCGTGTCCTATCCTGCGACCCGCAGGCGGGCAAGGCAGGCGAACCCGCGCACCGGCACGCGCTTGTGACCGAGTGGGATCGGCAGGGCAACTCGCGCCGCGTGTGCTACCGGAGAATTGACACGGCGGCGCAGTTGCACGAAATGGCCGCTGAGTTTGGCGTGAGCGAAGGCAAGCCGGGCAGAAATTCGCACGTCATAATTGACAGCGGGCACGAACCCCGCCGCACGTTTCGCGAGTGCGGGCAATTCGGATGGTATGCGTTCAAGGGGAGCGACCTCCAGCAGTTCCACGCGGTCAAGCAGGGCATCGGCGCGGACGCGATGAACGTCACTCATCCCATGCCGTATTCGCAGCCGGAGCCGCAATCCGGCGTCGTCGGCGAGGCGCTGCCAAAGAACGCACGCAAGGTCAAGGCGGGGCGTTTGCCGGATGGGTGGGCGTATTGCATTACGTCGCACAATCCAGAACTCTACGGATACCTCTACGCGCTCATTACGGGCACTTCGGGCCGCTATTTCGGCATCGCGCAGGACATGCCGGAGTGCTACGTGAAAAACATGCCGGGCTTTATGCCGTTGATCGAACCGGACAAGAAAACGGCTACGGTGAAAAAAATCGTGTGGAAGAAAATCCGCGAAGATCATTATTGGGATTTGGAAATTCTCGCGCTCGTCATTGCGATTCGTAGCGGCTTCTTCCCGCTCGGCAAACAATCCGATATTGACACGCCGCCGCCGCCCGTGTAAATACACGGCAAACCATGCCATCTCCGCAACGCCTTTATCGCCATTATTCCACGCCCGATTTGGCGGCTGCGTTTGCGAAAGCCAAGGCGGAATTGGAGGAGTGCTGGCAGTCCGTTGGAGGCGGCGCAAAGAGCGGCACAAAGGCGATCACGGATGCCAAGCTGAGGCTGCATGAGATCAACGCGGAAATGGATTTTCGGGCGGGTATTATGACGACGAAAAAAGTGAACATGGATTTGACCGGATACAAATGAGCAAGCGCAACCGATACCAGAAACACACGGCAACCCTTGAACGGTCAAAGCGTAGCGGACTCGCGCTCGCTTCGATGTCTAGCTATGATGGAGCGATGCCTGACAAGACGCGGCAAATGTCGAACCGCATCGGCACGAACCCCAACTCGGCATACGCGCAGCAGCAGCGCGTGACGCTCATGTGGCAGGCCGAGGACTTGGTGAAAAACTCAGACTGGGTTTCTGTTTGCTATTCACTGAAACAATACTGCCAGCCGATTGGCTACCTCGCGCAGACCGGCGACCCGGCGCTCGACAGCGAAGTGAACCAATACATGCGCGAAGTGATGAAGCGCGGCGGCATTAACCAGTCCGCGCTTTCCGCTTTTTCGTGCGCAGCCCATGTTGAGATGCCAGTGCGCGGCGATTCGATTCTGGAGCGGTATGACGACGAAACGCAGCTTCGCTTCATCGTTCGGTGCGCCGATCAAATTGGCGAGCTTTACCGCTTTGTGAATCCCGCCAGCTACGGTGCCGAGGCATTCGTGCAACCTCCCGCGCCATCCGTGCGCTACATCGCCGGAATTTTCCTCGCGCCAAACGGGATGCACGAAGCGTTTAAGATTTACGAGCGCGGATACAATCAGACATACCTCAACCCACAAATCGTCCCGGCGTGCAACGTCATTTATTTCCAAGACAACCTATTCGACGGGCATCGTGGAGTGACCAAGTTCGCGCCTGCAATTCAGTCCATCCAGAAGCGAAATAAAATCTGGCAAAGCGGGATGGACAGCATGGCGATTCAGTCGAAGATTGCAGCCATTGCCAGCAACGCCAGCGGCTCGCCAGACCCGCTCGACTACGAGACGACCACGAACTCAGACGGCACCATCACCTACACGGAAAAGATGGCTGACGGCGCTGTAGTGAAATACCAGTTCAGCGACGGCGACTCATATCAGTTTATGAAGTCGGAAGCGCCCGGCCCCGCGATGCTTCAGGGGCTTGACTACTCCGACGAACGCACATGCCTCTCGATGGGATTACCAAAGGCGTTTCTCATTTCCGCGCGCGACGGCGGCGGCGCTCCTACGCGATTTGATATGAGCCGCGCAGGAAGGGAAATCATGCGCCTTCGCAATGACGTGTATCTTCCGCGCTTGGAGAAAATGGCCTACCTTTTCCTGATGGACGGCATCGCGCGCAAAAAGCTACCCGCCCGCGCTGGCGTGCTCAACGGGCATTGGCACTGGCCTTCGCTGCCAACGGCAGATGCCTTTAGGGATGACAAAAGCGACGTGGAAGCGATGCGCGCGGGCCTCACGACGCGCACGGCTATCATCGCCAAGAACGGCGACGGCACGTTCGAGGACGTTCTCGCGCGTGGCACTCAGGAAGCCATTGCAATCGAAATGGCAACGCAGGATGCGAACCGCGAGCTTGTGCGGCGCGGATACAAGCCCACCGTGGCAGACCTGAACATCGCGCAGGACACGGCCAACCCCACGCAGCAGCCGGAACCAGCGCCCGAGGCAAACAAACCGCAAGGCGAGGTTCCTGCGAACGCTACGGCGGCACTGGCGTTTGACGAATCGAAGCATCCCCGCGCAGACGATGGCAAGTTTGGAAGTGGCGGGGGCGGAGGCGGAGGCGGGAAGGATGAAGAGATGGGCGCGGGCGCGGACGGAAAGCAAAAGCCAGTCTCGCAAATGTCCAAGGGCGAAAAGAAAACGCACGACATGCGGAAAAAGCTGGAAGCCTTGCGCGCGACAAATGCGGAAGGAGCAAAGAAGCTCGCCGACACAAATGCGCGCGTCTCGGAATTGCACTCGCAGCTTGTGGAACAGCTAAAGGAGGGCACCGGCACGGCGAATGACGACTTGAAAAAGACCGTGAGCGAACTCGGCGCGAAGATTGCGGAGACGAAGATGCACACGAAAACCATCCAGCACGCGCTGCGCGGAGAGGACATTGCCGCCGATGAACATGGGCAAGATTCGCCGCAGCATGAAGCGGCACGGAAGCGCACGGAATACGTTGCAGAGAAAGCGAAATGAAGCCTATCCCGCACACACAGATTGCAAGGCTCCGCGCATCGCGAGACGTGCGCGCAAAGGAGCTAGCCGGGGAGCTAGGCGTTCATCCAGTGCATCTCTCCTACGTGGAAAACGGGCGCAGGCAAAGCGCAAGCCTAGTGCAACGCGCGGTGGCGTTTCTCTCGGCACTTCCCGCGAAAAGATAACGCGTTAAGCGTCGCTGCTTTACGGCATAGCATGGCCGCGCTAGACATGCGCCGTGCTCGCAACCTTTCAAGCAACTTTTCGCAAACCGGAAATCACGGCGGATGACCGTGCCGCTGGCATCATTCGCGGCGTGTATGTGATGGAACTCGGAAAGCTCGCGCAGTTTTCGGCGCGTAAAGAGGACGGCACGAAAACGCATAGGGCTGTAACGCTCGACGATGCTCACCTTGCGGCTTTGATGAACCACGCGGGCAATCGCAGCATCCCGGTTCACATGACGCACTCTCACACGTCCAAGGAACAGGACGGGCTTGTGACGAAGGCTGGCGCGCTAAAGGGATTTTACCGCGACGATTCCAAAAACCTCCGCGCTGATTTGCATCTAGCACCCGGCGCAACCCGTGAGACGGCGCTTTGGCACGCGGAGAATGACCCCGAGAACTTCATGCTCTCGGCGGTTTATTCGTTTCTTCCCGATGACCCGCTTTGCATTCCGCAGGATTTCCAAGCCGCTGACCTTGTGGAAAAAGGCGCTGGCGTCACTGCACTTCTCGCAGCCGATTTAACAACCTCACCTATGGACGAAACAACCACACCCAATGTTGACGACCTGCTCTCAAAATTGAGCGCAGCTTGTCAGGCCGACCCGCACACGCTCGCCGCAGTCAAGGCGATGCTCAAATCCATCGAAAAGGCTGACAAGCCCGAAGATGAAACCGAAGTCACGGAAGTCGTGGAAACCCCGAACGATGACGCCGGAGCCGTCGCAGCTATGGCCGCGCTGGAAAAGAAGTTTGAGGCTCGCCTCACCGCGCAGCTTGCCGACTTCACTAAGGCGCAGGAGAAATCCAAGGCTGATTTGCTCATCGAAGCCAAGGCGCAAATCATCGCCGAACTCGGAAGCGTCAAAGTTCCCGCTGAAAAATCCAAGGCCGAAACCGCGCTTTTCGGTATGCAAAAAGTCAAAGCAGCAATCACCGCACAACTCGAAAAACAGAAAAACTAACCACCCTACCCTATGGCATACTCCTACCTCACCATGCTCGATCTCGCGAAGGTCAACGGCTCCGACCAGACCGTTGGACTGATCGAGGAAAATCTGAACGCCGCGCCGGAAGCCGCAATCCTTCCCGCCCGCCAAGTCGCGGGAACTTCGTTCAAGTCGCTCGTCCGCACCGCTTATCCTTCCGGCGCTTTCCGCTCCGCAAACGAAGGCACGGAGCCGGTTAAGAGCACCTACCTCAACCGGACGCATGAGACGTTCTACTATGACCTCCAGCTCGAAATGGACGCTGCTATCGCCAGCGCTGACGAGAACGGCCCTGAGCACGCCCTCGCGATGGAAGCGGACGGCGCGGCGCGCGGCTACATGCTCGACATCGGGCCGCAAGTCTGGTATGGACGCGGCACGAACGGCG